TGACATCTTAGGTGACATCTTAGGTGACATCTTAGGTGACATCTTAGGTGACATACATTTTGATTTCTTTTTGCTCATCTTAGGCATAACTTTCATCTTCATTTCACTGCACTTGCATTTTTCGCAGCAACCACAGCCTGATTTCTTTTTGCCTTTTTTCTTGCCCAAAACATATTTTTTAAGTTGTGGAGGAATAGCACCTTCGTTGAGGATGTCGCCATTCAATCTGCTATTAACACGAGGGTTGAGAATTGAATTAACGCTTTCAAGCCATTCTTGAAAATCTGGAGCACTATTAAAATTGTTAGTATTTTCTGCTTTCATATATGAACCGCAATAACCACACTTCTTAGCCACAACCATTTTGTGGATGTGCTCTTCGCTGTCATCATCATCATCATCATCATCATCATCATCATCATCATCATCATCTTCTCCATCATCTTCTACAACTTCAACTTCGCCAGTTTCGTCCTGCATGTCTTCAACTTCATCATCAGACTCATCTTCGTCTTCTGATTCATCATCAGATTCGTCATCATAATCAGACTCGTCTTCATCTTCAGACTCATCTTCATCTTCAGAATCATCTTCATAATCAGATTCATCATCTTCTACTTCGTCTTCTGATTCATCATCATACTCGTCTTCGTCTTCTACTTCATCATCCTCTTCTACTTCTTCTTCATCTTCATCATCCTCTTCTACTTCTTCTTCATCTTCTACTTCATCTTCTTCCATTTTTTCATGAAGAGGGTTATAAGCCAAAAATCCATTGGGTGATTTAACTCCCATAGGACTTGACATTAAAAAGCTCTCATTGAGTTTCTTCCATTTTTCGTAGTTGAGCATGTTTTTTCTCCAAAAACTTGATTTTGTATATATACTTCCTTATATCATTTTTCCTAAAGACTTTCTTATAGATTCTCTTCTTTTCTTTTCAATTTCAAGCCGATTCTTGTCCATTCCAATAGGAGTAGTTTGTTGTTTTTGTTGTTCTGGGGGGTTAACACCCATAGAACGAACTATGCTTTGTTGAATAGCTGGTTTGATAGCATTGACATTTCTTTTGGGCAAATTACCTTTTTTTCCACATCCGCAAGCCATAAGTCCTCCTGAAAAATCAACGTAATTTAAATGATTTTTTCAACATCGCAATCGTACATTTTAAACACAATCTCTGATAAAGTAATTATTGTACCTTCACAACTCATTTAACTAATATATATGTGAAAGCGAACATTTTTATGGAACAAAATACAGAAATCAATTTAGACACTTTGAAACAAAAACTAGACAATGCACTTAAAGAATATTTTAAAAGTAAAAATTTTCAACTAGCAGAACAAACTCTAGAACAAGCTGTTAAAGTTTTTGATGAACACAAATATTATCAACTACTTGCAATTGTTAAACAAAAAATGGATAAAATGGATGAATGTGATAAGTTCTTCCCAGAATTGTGTGAAAAATACAATAATGCTGACGATTGGAACAATTATTCTATTCATTTAAAAAATCGTAAAAAATTTGTTGAAGCCGTTTTAGCTGCACACAAAGCAATCAAAATAAATGACAAAAAAGCTGCATATTATTGCAATCAAGCATTGTCGTTAACGCAATTAGACAGACATAATATATCCATAAAAAAGCTTGACAAGGCATTAGAGTTAGAACCGAATGAATGGTATTATCATGCCAATAAAGCTTGTTGTCTGGCTGATATTGGAAAATATAAAGAATCAGAAGTTCATTTTGAGAAAGCAATTGAAAATAAAAATTGTCAAAAAGATGTTGAAGTTGATTATTTTTATTCATTAGCATTTCAGAAAAAATATGACATTGCTTGGAAACACTATGAAAGTAGATTTAGCTGTCATGCTAATTTGATAAAATACATGCAATCAAACAATTTAGAAAAACCAGAAAAAATAACTGATGATATGGAATTCTGTGTATTTTTAGAGCAAGGATTAGGTGATAATTTAATGTTTTTAAGGTTTTTGCCAGAATTTCAAAGAAAATATAAAAACAGTTATTTTGTTGCAAATGAAAATTTCAAATCCATTTGCAAGGATTTAAGAATTGAATTTTCTAAAAAACCTACAACTAAGTATGGTGTATCGTTATTAAGCTTGCCTTATTACATGAATGTTAAGGACATTCCTTTGCCATACAAGCTTGGTAATTACAAGTATTCAGAAGAAATAAAAAAAATAGGTATTGTTTGGGCTGGGAATCCTGCACACCCAATGGATTTTCAACGAAGTTGTTACGCTGAAGACTTCCTCACTCAAATAAATTTCAATAAATATGAAGTTTATTCTTTTCAAAAAGACAAACGAGCAAGAAAATATTCTTATTCTGAAGAAACATGTGATTACTCAAAAAATTTAGAACAATACAAAGTAATTGATTTGGCAGATAAACTAGAATCAATTGAAGATACAATTAGACATTTAGAACAAATGGATTATTTTATTAGTGTTGATAGCTTGCCTATTCACATTGCTGGATCAGTTGGAATACCAAGTGCAGTAATAGTAAGTGACAAGCCTGATTGGCGTTGGGGCAAGACAGGTGATTATTCCGAATGGTATCCGAATGTTAAGATCTATAGAAAAGACAAAACCCAATCATTAAAAAATGTGATTGGGTCTTGTCTTGTTGATTTAGAAAGAAATTCAGGATGATGCGCCAGTAACTGGGCAAACACCGCTAGTTGAAACAAAAGTAGAAACCTTCTTGGATCTTGGAGCCTTGGTGGCTGCTGGAGTACCAAGATCAAAAATTGGCAAACGCTTGAGAGCATTTGCACGATCACGACAAGCCTTGGTAAGAGCAGAACGAGTGGTGAAAACAGTTCCGCCATCGCTGCGAAGAACCTTCGTAGCCTTGAATCCGGGGATTTCGGCAGTAGCTTCGTACACTTCGTTTAATCCATCAATCCTTGTGATAATCTTATAACGAATGCTATTTGCAGGAACAGCTGACTTGGTCTTAGCAATAGGCTTAGTTGCAGCCTTAACAGTGGTCTTAGCGATCTTACTCTTTACTGTGTTCATCACTCTCTCCTTTTTCGTGCGCTATTAAGCGCCTTTTAAAAACCCACTTTAAAGTAGTATTATTTTGATGTTATGTCAAACAAAAATACGATCTCTTGATAAAAAACTCGAAAAATTTAAGCCATAATTAGGGAAATCTGACACAATCATCTGAATAGAAATATAATCATGATTTCTTACAAACATATGTCGAAATTTATCAATACTGTTCTTCATGCAAAGCTTATTTCCAAGATTAAATTTTTTATAGAAATCAAAAAGTTCAACAGCTTTTGAATATAAAGCGTTTATTTTGACATCACGATAAACATACCAAACCATATTGCTGCTGTTATATTCTAAAAAATTTGTATTCATGCCATGCTTCATTTGATCATATTCCAATAATTCTAAATCAATTTTGGAAATACCAATCTTATGAAAAAAATATGAACATGATTTAAAAGTAAATATTTTTATCTTTCCAAACTGTTCTGTTTTTTTAGAACAACTGATACAAAGTTTGTTTTTACTATTAATTTCGGACATATCGCAAAATGTTTTGCATGCAGAACATATTTTAATACGCTCTGCACCTGAATAATCTTCAATTTCTTGAATTGTTGTTGCAGTTAATTGAATGTTTTTTTTAGGCATGTTTTACATAAAAATGAATAGATCTATCTAAATAAGTATAAGGAAAATTTTTTGTGAGGAAATAAATGAAAACATTTACAAGTTGGGCTACTGAGAACAATCTTAAGATTCCTGCTGTAACAGAAAGTATCAAGCGTGGCGGTCTTGCCCCTTACGCTTATCCAGATGCTTATGTAAGAGGACAATATCCTAGTAACTACTTCACTCCAATTGCTGCTGATGCACCTTTCAAACTTGGAGCTACTAAGATTGCTAGGGGCGGACCAAAAGAAATGATTGAGAATTAATGAAGTTTATTGAATATCTCGAAAAAAGAGATAAAAATATTTTTGAAACTGTTAGGAGAACAGGTATAGCGCATTGGGCTTATCCCGATGCCTATATTCGTTCTCATTATCCAGCTAGTTATTTTATGCCAACAGCTGCTGACGCATTATTTAAAATGGGTCCAAAAGTTGATGATAAGAAGGTTGATCATGGTCAATTCCGCTACACACATCATGACAGAATGACTTAAGGCGTAGGATTCTGTTTATTTTTTAAAAGTTTTTTTCTTTCCTCGTTGATAACAGAATCTGGTTCTTCTGGAAGAGCATCAAGATTATTATGATAATAACCCCAGAACTCAGTATTAGATGGGTTCTGGATTATTAATCCTGTTTTACTGTATTTAAAGATAATTTCTTCAATTCTTTCATCAGGAATACCAATTTCTTTTGATATTGCAGAAACGCTACGCCAATTTTTATATTTTTTATTTCTTGCTAAACTAATGAAAAATTTCTTCTCTTCTTCTCCTTCCACAGTCCCTTGTGGATAAATTTCGTACCATTCAGGCATTTTATTTTTGCTATTCATTACTATTATATAGTTATGAATAATTCAGAACTGCATATTTTCGAAAACCATCATACTTATGATTTAATGTTGCCTAAACCTGCCTGCAAAGGTTTAACAACAGTAAAGCCTAAAGGTGTATTTGTTGCTGATAAAAGTTTTCAAGAATATGTTAAAGTTGGAATGATTAGATATATTGGTCCTTATGAACAAAAAAAAGAGGTTATCATGGAGCATAAGCTAATTCTTGATCAACCACCTATCGTTACCAACGAAGGTAAGGTTGAACATGTTACTACAAGTAAAAAGAAAGTACTAACAGAAGGTGAACTAGACAGCAAGGATCAAATCCTTCTTGTCGAAAGTCCTTCAGCTGGCATTAAAATTATTTCTGATTGAATCGCATTTTTCTAAATGAAGGCACGAAACGATCTTTTGTGCCTTCTAAATCTTTCATCATGTCCCGCAATTTGTGGGACAAAATTTTTGCATTAATAGGATTATCAAGAATTTTTGTTTCTTCAACAGAAACAGTTTTATTTAATTTATTATAAAATCCTTTAGAAATTGTGAAATGGTCTTTTTGTTCGTTGTAAGAAACCATTCCAACCCATTCACCATCATCCCAATTCCTAGAAGCAACAATTAATCTTAATGGTTTCTGGGAAAATATAAGCTTAACATGATAATTCATTTTTTTCATTGCTGCGCTAATATAACCAAGCATAATCTTGGCGTATGAAATCAGACAATCATCTTTAGTTGTGTCAAAATTAACCTCAACAGAATATCTTGAATTCTGTGACCCTTCATTCAAATTTTCATCAAATTTGCTCATATGTCATCCCATAGAAATATAAGGAATATCTCCATACCTAGTAATCAATCTTTCTTCCCAATCTTTCTTTTCTTGAATGCCCTCTGTTAACAAAGTAGTGCCATCTAGCTGCACACCGCCCTGAGCGCCGGGTAATGTAGTATATTTGCCTCTAATGCGTCCTAGCATGATCTTTGCATGCGCCAAGGCACCTTCTTGCATCGCTTGGCTAACACGTTGCCAGTCTTTATTCTTTTGTAAATAATGAACAATCACAGCGGTTGGACTTCTCGGAATTGGATATACTTTAATATTCTGATAATCTCCCAACCATTCCCAACCACCTAGATTACTTGCACTACGAGCATAAGTTCTTTCGTATTCTTTATATAAACTCCATTCACCTACACGTCCCCAAATAGGAGTTACAGAGTCAATCATACCACCTGTAATTGATGCGTAAGCACCACCGGGATAGAAATATTCAATAGGAATTGCACCACCAAGATCGGATGAACTAAAACTAAATGTTGCCATTTGCTTGTAAAAAACATTTCTTACAAATCCAACATCAGGAGGCAATGTGTAAATGCTTTTACCGGGAATTGTATTAAAAACATAATACTGAAAAAATTCCCTTGGCGCATAATCTTCGTAAATCTGCAAAGAAAGATCTACAGCAGCATCTAATTGCTGATCATCAAGTTCAATTGTAACAACAGGAGCACCTAACATTAAGAGAATATAATCTCTTAATTGCGATTTAACCTTTGTTCTGTTTGTTCTTGGTGATAGCTGTCCAATATCCAAAGGATCAGAAACACCAAGATTAAAATTATTGGTACTGCAATTTTGCGACTCAGCAGTTGGTCGTTTAAAATACATTGTATTTGAAGCGCAAGAATATGCCATGTTAATATATATAAAGAAAGAATCAAATTGAGGAACATGTATGAAACTTTTTAGTGAATACTTTGCTGGACACATTAATCACGACTTTCATTTGTTCGGTGAAGATGACATGAAATTCCTTAGACAATTCCCTGCAAAACTATGGGAAAGGGCTATTGCACAGCGTTATTGTGTTGATTTACCAAAAGCTTTACTAAAAAGGGAAGAAGCAAGAAATAGACCTTTAGAAGGACTGAATGATGCAAAGGGTAAGCAGAGCAAATTAACTTATTATGGACTAATAAATTCTAGACAGCAAGTTATATTAGGTAATCTTGACAATCCTAGAGGTAACACAGAGCAAGAAACAATAAGAATTCAAAATAATGCTCATGATAATGCAAAAAATTCTGTTGATAGATTTTTATCTGAAAGAGAAGATGGTGGTGGCGCATGGATGAATGTAACCTATCCAAGAACTGTGTATAATTTTTCAAGAAAACATAAACATGGCGTTGCTGATGAAGGTTCTCACACAATAAGAGACAATTATATTGCAGAATTAGTCACAAGACTTGAAGGGGCAAAAGGGTCAAGTGATAAAGGATTTGACTTAAGTAGAATCAAGAATTTTAATCCTGATATTCCAGATCATGAGCAAGAAGGTAACTGGTACACAGATGGTTTTACTTGTCCTGAAAAAGACACAATTGTTAACAATTTGCAGGAATGGATTGGTTTTTCATCACAAGCACTTCTAAATGATCCAAGATCTATTATAAATCAAGAAACACATAGAAGAAGAGCAAGAACACCTTATTTAGGCAGTACAGGAGAAACTGTTGACATTGCAGACAAAACAATTTACAAACCATCTTTAGTAAATTTTTATAAAAATTATATCACAAATCTTAAAAACATGATAGGAACTGAAGAAGGCATTGATCCACAAAAATTAGACTTCTTAAGAGGAAAATTTAATTTAATGATTGAAACTCCATTAGGAACTAACTATGCTTACAGATATGCGTTAAACGGTAATTTCCCTAACATTTTGGAAGCAGCAATTGGTGATCATGAGGCTCATGATTTTAGTGATGAGCAATTTACAGAATTAATAGAAATGCTTGTAGATGTTAACAATCCTCTTGAAAGAAGACTAAGTGAAGCATTAGCAGATATAGATTTATTTTCTCATAAGATTAAAGGTTATCACGGTCAAATAATCGATCCAGAAAAAGGAACAAAACTGACACATCCAAGTGAGCCAAATCCTCATGTGGCAGGAGATGTTATTCCAGAAATTCATAGTGGAAAATTTCTTTTCAATATCGATGTTGTTAAAAGTAAATTAAACAAAAAAATTGCTAAAGCAATAAGTGAAGACAATCCTGAAGAAGCACAAGAACTAAGAAATCTTATGGCACGATTAGACAGAGAAAACGCAGTTGGTCATCATTATAATCCTAGAGAAATTGCAGAAAAAAATAAAGTAGGCAAAAGAGGAAGAATATTTTATCAATTTGCAAGAGAAGAAGATATTCCAGATGAACTAGACAGAAGAGATTTAACTCTTGCTGGTGGTATTCATCCTAACAAGAAATTTTCATTAGATGTTGGTGCGAGATTAACCAATCTTAATAATAGTTTAAATAATTTAATGGGTTACCTAAATGATCCTAGCAATGTTTTTGATCAATTCGTAAAAGAATACATTGGGGCTAATTATAACGGACCATATAATATCATGTTCAAGACATTTGTAAGCAGAGATAAAAGAATAACCAATCCTCAAGCATACGAATTGTTTAAAACTCTTATTAGAGACAAAGCATTAAGAAATATTGGCAAGTTTGATTTAGAAGGAAATAAAAAAGCTATTTACAATCAAATAGAAAAAACACTAAGATTTTTAACTATGGAACTATGTCAAAGACTTACAGAAAAAAATGTAGGTCAAGCAGGCACTAAACACAGAAGAGTTGGTCAACTTTCAGCTGTAGAAGCTGTTATGGCAAGGATGGAAGAAATGATGCACAAAACGATGAGAGACTAAAAAGAAGGAGTGTTTCTGGTAAATACACAAACAACTTTGTAACCACCGGGAGCACTCTCAATTTCTTTTATTTCCCACCATCTTTTTGAGTCATCTTGTGGGTAAAGAATAGATCCAACTGTTAATTTGTCCAACATTGTCCAAAAAATAAGTGTAAAATCATTTGTCGATAAAATAATTGATTCAAATGTAAATTTATCAACAAATTTATATTTGACGGTTACTTCATCGTATAAATTATCTTTTTTTTCTTCTCTTTTTGCCAAAGCACAATGAATAATTGTTTTTATATAATCATCAAATTCATTTTTTATTTGATGGACAATTTTTGGTTCTGGTTTAACAATTGGCTTAATTCCTTCGACAATTGGTGCTGTTTCTTTAATTTCAGGTTCTTCTTTAACAATAATCGGTTCTTCTTTAACAACAATCGGTTCTTTCTTAGAACCTAATACAACATGTGGAATATTTGATTCCATTTTGAAGTCTTTTAGGTTCTTCAAGTTATGTGTTACAAATGAATTCCAATTTTCTTGTGTAAACATCAAGTTGTTTGGTCCATTCAATTTGTAAACACTTCCATCTTTTTTGTACACTGCCATGACTATATATTTATTAGTAATAAAAGGAGAATTTTATGGCTCTTGTAATTCCTAATGTTAGTGAAGTTACACTTTTAAACAATATGCTCAATGTAGCTACGCCAACCAATACCATTTTACATTTATATTCAAATAATTTAACGCCAAGTTCAACTACTGTGGTTGGAGATGTAACAGAAGTAACATCCGGTGGTTACGCTGCAATTACCCTTACTTCTTTAAGCTGGACTGTGGCTACATCAGGTGGCGGTATTACCACAGCAAGTTACGCAGAACAAACATTCAACATAACAACGAGTGCTACTGTTTATGGTTATTACATCACAAATGTAGCTGGTGATTTGTTGTGGCTTGAAAGATTTACAGCTGCTCCTTTCCAACTTCCGGGCAGTGGAGGACAAGTACTTATTACATCACAAGTTTCTTTAAACAGTTGTGCATAAAGGAATATTATGACAATATACAAACCTGATGGTAAACCGTTTTGTCCGACAGGAAGCTTGCAGCAATTTGATGACCAGAATCCTGCAAGAGATTTATTTAATATTTATGATGAAGAAACCATTAGACTTGGTGGATCTCCTTTGTTTTATTTTGAATTATTCATTGACGTAAACAATGTTGATCCTTTGTATGTCGAATCAAGAGCAAAGATTTATAGTCAAAATCCTGTTCAATTGTGGTGTGTTTATGAACCAGTTCCATCACAAAATATGCAAACTGCATTTGGGATTGATTCTCCAGATGAGATGACGTTTGAATTAAATTATCGTGCAGTTCTAAGAGATTTAGGACATGCTCCCAAAATTGGTAGTAGAGTTAAAACTCCTTTTCTTAATGAAGATTGGGTTATTATAGAACGAAAATTAGGTGAGTTTAAACTATATAATGCATTGAGATTGCAACTAATCTGTCAGAGATTCCAAGAAGACGCTGTTAGTGGTAGTTCTACTGGAAAAACTGAAGACGCTGACTTTAAAATTGTCTAGGAGCACATATGAAGACTTTTTATGAAATGTATCGCATTCTTCAAGAACAAGGCATGGGCGGCGGCATGGCACCTCCCGGTAACATGGGCGGCAATATGGGCGGTGGAATGGCACCTCCCGGTAACATGGGCGGCAACATGGGTGGTAATATGGGCGGTGGAATGGCACCTCCCGGCAATATGGGCGGCGGTCAAGGAATGGGTCAGCCTAATTTTTCTGGTAATGCACAAGGTCAACAAAATCAAATGGGTGGGGGTAATGATCAAATGGGATCTGCTCCAGCTGATACAGATGATGCAAATGTTTCACCAAGTGAAGGTGGAGCAGATGAAGATACAGTAAAATCAGCTATTGAAACTATTAAAGATCAACTTGAAAACTACAAGTCACAAGATGAAGACAAAGGTCAGCAAATTGAAGATCTTGTCAAGCAACTTGAAGACCTAATTGGCAGCGTTTCTGGCGATGAGGATGAGGAAGGTGACGAAGACGAAGGCGAAGATGAAGATGGAGAAGGCGAAAATAAAAAGAAAGGCGACACTGGCGCACCTGACATGAGTGGTGCTATGGGTGGATCAGCCGACATGAGTGGAGAACAAGGCGATCAAGGTGGTGGACAAGGTGGAATGGGTGCAGGCAACATGGCAGGTGGCTTTGGCGGCGGCATGGGCGGCGGCGGTATGGGAGCCGGTATGGGTGGTGGCGGTCAAGGTGGCGGCATGGGCGGCACTGGTATGGGCGGCGGCTACGGCGGCGTATAATTTAAAAATTTATTTTTTATCTGACCTTTCCCGCCTCTCTACTGTAGGCGGGATCACTCATACGATCAACAGGCGGCGGCGAATTTTTTAGTTCTTGTGTTTTTTGGTTCAACATATTTCTTAACTTAGCAAAAGTTTGAACAGTATGATTTTTGTATGTTAAAAAATTCTTTGCGACATCATCTAAGTTTTTTGAAATATTGCTGATACCATTGGCGGCTGACTGGTCATTGGGGCTTATATTCTGAATCGATTGATCAGCTTGTTTAAGTGATTGTACTATTAACGGAAGATTTGCAGACCATCTTTGTTGGAATTCTTTGCTTACATTCATTTGATTGTTGGCTTGTGGCTTGCTTGGTGCTGCTCTTCTTACACTTGTGTCACGATTATCTGGGAAACCAGTTGTTTGTTGCTGATTAGGAGCAACAGGCATGCCTGTTCTTGTATCTTCAGTGTAATATTTAGAACTTGCCATCCAATCAAAAAATGTTTTCATAATATTTATTTATTCAAATAACTTTATTTTAAAGATTTAATTCCATCCAAGATTTAGGAAACCAATTGGATTTATTTTTATATAAGTCCAATTGGGGGTAATATTCAACAATTCTTACCGTTGACTGACCATACCAATTTTCTTGTTTGATTTTCGTGAAAGAATTATCTGGATTAAATAAAGTTGTATTTTCAGGTTCATGTTTCCATAATAAATAATCTTCCGAAGCAATTCCCCATTGTTTCCACTTTTGTAAACCTTCTAAAGAATAATCTTTATTTTTGATTTTTATTAATTTATCGTAATATTTTAATATGTAATCATATTTATACAATCCAATAGACATTGATGGAGATGTTTTTAAAGCAACTTTTATTGGATTATAACATGCAACAGAACACAAAATATTTTTGAAATTTGGTCCAACTTTACAAGTATCATGAATTAAAAACCAATAATCAGATTCTAATTTATTTTCTGCTATATCAATAAGCGGCGCATATTCAAAAGAATTATGATCTAAAAAAATTGTTTTTATTTCATTTTCAACAATTTCTTCTCTTTTGTCAAACCCACCATTGAAAATGAATATATATTCTTTGTCTATTCCTGCATCAATCAAAGATTTGACAATAATAGGAATTGTATTTTTATAAAAGTTTATATTTGTAGCTATTGCAATGTTTACTTGCATTTGTAAAATAAAATTATTTTTGTTTTTTCTTATTGAGTTTGCTGTAGTTGACTAATTTGTAACGTAGTTTGCCTTTAACAACAGGACATGCAATTTTTTCTAAGAATGCATCAACGCCATCAATGCCTTTTTTCTCAAATATCATCTTAAGTTGTTTGTACTTGTCATCAAACTCTTGATTTAAATTATCTCTCCAGTTGTGTTTAGCAACTTTTCTTCTATTGTTGAAAACAATATCATTTCTTTTTTCTCTTTTCTTCCGAACATCAAGAGGCATTTCCTCAATTTCATAAGTTGCTTTTTTAGGTAAAATGAAAATTTGTGCATAAGGTTTGCCTTTTTGGAATATTTGCTGCTGTCCTTCAAGAGGAGCTTTGAATACAACAAAGAAAATACTACTCCAAAATTCTGACTGGATATGACCGGGAACAGCACATGGTGTTGACCAAGTTGGATCTGTATAAAAGCTAGGATGTGGTTCTACTCTGATAATATGTCCCGGTGGCGGCATAATATCAAGACTTGATGTGAATCCATAATGTCCTTCTGCAAATGTACCAAACGGTGGAATTGTCGAATACTTTACATTTAATTTTTCTTTAGACCAATCCCCATCAAATATTAATTTACCTTTTACGTTTCTGACAATAGTTGTTGTTTCAAAATGATATATTAATTCAAGACCATATGTGCTTCCGTCTACAAATGGCAAACAATGGAAAGGTTGAGCTTTACTTCCATTTGCATGGTCGTTTGATTCACCAGCAAAACCGGGAATTTCAATCTTGATCTTACGGGGACCAATACTGGTGCCATAAGTTCTATAAAGCACTTTGGTTTTCTTTTCCATAATATATTACAGTGAAATTCGAACAAATAATACTAAATAATTTCATGTTACCTATAGGTCCAAATCCAAACCAATACGAAAAACAAATAAATCCTTGCCCAGATCCAAGTTTGCTTGGACGGTCAAATAATCAAGATCCACCTCCGGGTATGGATTGTCACATGCAACCTGACAATCAAAATAATGTCGGAGATAATGGTGCAGCTGATTGGTTAAGAGATAATTTTGTCAACAATCTCGGCAATGGCGCAGCTAATAACTGTGATCCAATGCAAGCAGGCAAAATTGTCAACGAACCAGCAAGCGGATTAAACGAAGACACAATTTACAGATATTCCAAGTCACTCAGAGGAACTGATGAAGGCGTAATAGACTTATTCAGAAATATTGTTGTAATTGATGAAGATGGAAAAGCACATCAAATTCCAATAATCTGGGCAACTCAAGAAAGAGCAGTGGCTGCAATCTTACAACAAAATGTAAGAAAAGACGAAACACTTGTAGTTGATAGAATCAAATTACCAATGCTTGCAATTAGTGCAACTGGGTATGAATTTGATTCCAAAAGATACACATACCATCAAGCATTAAGCTATGTGCAAGCATACAATGGATTTGAACCAACAAAAGAAAATAAATTTGCAAATAAAGAAACATTGTTTGGTGTTGCTAGAGGAATTCCAATTAATATTTCTTATACGATGTATGCTTGGACAATGCAATTAGAAGATATGAACCAAATACTTGAACAAATAGTTACAAAATTTAGCTTGGTAGCGTACATAAAAGTAAGAGGCGTATTACAAGAAGTAATTGTTAAATTAGATTCTATCGCTAGTAATCTTGAAACACAACCGGGAGACGCAGCAATAAGGGTAATAAAATTTCAGTTTGGACTTACAGCAGAAACTTTTGTACCTATGCCAGCAAAGATATACGATTCAGTAATCAAGGTTGTAAAAGCAGATCTAGTAAACTCAATAGAAGAATCAACAATTACTGAAGTTTTAGCCAAAATTGAGGAGATGGCACCCACATTATGATAGAAATTACAAATGTTTGCAAGCACCCAGTTCAACTTGTTATCAAGAGTAGAAAAAAAGTAAATTCTTTTACAACATTGAACATTCCGGGAATTGGTTCTAAAAAAAATATTTATAATTTAGAAGATGAAAGGTCTACTGCATATATAGAAAGAGTAGAAAAAATGGGTCTTATTAAGACTAGATATGTACAAAATAATATTTTGACTGAGGGAGAAAAGTAAAATGGCAACTTTACGAGGCTTTCCTGCAAGCAACACAATCAGTCCTTCTGTGAGAATCACAGAAAATGACTTGACTTTTGTTAGTCCTTCTACAACTTTCCACAAGATAGGTTTAGTAGGATTTGCAAGCAAGGGTCCAATTAATACACCAACTAGTGTTACTAGTTTGACAGATCTTGTTACCAAATTTGGTAATCCACATCCTGACACCAGTGATCCTTATTTGATTTATGCTGCTCAACAAATTCTTAGAGTTTCAAGCGAACTCATTATTACAAGAGTTGCAGACACAGATCCAACCAGTAGCACACAAGCGACATCAGCTTCTGCTGATGTTCCTGCAACTGGTGGTGTAGTTGATATCATTGGCAGTGTTACTGGTCCTTATGTATTTGCAGTTGATAGCTACTTCAGCTGGAAATTAAACGGAGTTCTTGCAAGCAAGATTCTTACCATTGACGCAGACACATATACCATAGACGAACTTGTTTTAGCCTTAAATCTTGGTCTAAATAAAGAAATTGATGGTATCGAATTCTATAAAACAAGCAGTGACACATTAGGTCTAAGATCTGTTTGGGCTTTCGGAAGCACTTCTTCAATCGAATTAGTTTCATATCAAGATTCCATTTATGGCGGTGTATCAAGCATCGTTGGTCTTGGTACAGATATGACACAAGCTATCCTCACAGGAACTAATACAAACTATCCTGATGATATTTATACATCAGCTGGCACTTGGAACTTCAGTGGAATTAGCGCAGATTATCTTGCTAATGCACTCCAAGTTGTTATTAGCGGCACAGGAAACGTAAATATCGATGATGTTGTTCAGGTAATCGACTTGTCAGCACTCGCTGGTTCTTCTTGGACAACTAATCAAGTTTTGACAGAAATCCAAACACAAATATCATCCATTGGTTTCCCCGGTGGATTTGAAGCCAGCACCGATGGATCTGACCACATCATTCTTAATACAATGACTTATGGTGTTGGTAGCAGATTAGTTGTTAAAACAGCAAGTACATTGGATGTTGTTTTTGGTCTAAGTAATACTACAGCTACTGGCACATCTCCTCCCAGAGTTACTGGCGATGGTAATACTGACGAAGGTGGAAAAGTAACTGGTAGCTCCAACACTTCAAGTGATATCAGCTTCACAGTATACGCTGACAGTCCCGGAATTGAAGGAAACAAAACTGCTATTGTCATCACAACTAATCCTTATGATGGCACTTTCCAAATACAAGTATACAATAATGGACAGCAAGTTGAAGCTTGGGGCAATTTGACCAAGAATGAACTATCTTCTTTCTATGTTGAATCTTATATTAATACTGTTAGCAGCTTCATCAGAGTTACCGACAATACTTCAGTACCAGCTCCTCCTGCAAATACAGGTGTAACTGGATTGTTTCTAAGCGGTGGTACTGATGGAATTCCAATCGATCCTGATAATCAGGATGACCTTGTTATTGGCAATGCAACTGCTGGAACTGGTCTTTACACATTATCTGAACCAGAACAAATTGATATTGATTTGGTTGCTACGCCGGGAAGAAGCTCAACAGCAGTTGTAAGAGCTTTAATTGATCTCTGTGAAACATATCGTCAAGATTGTCTTGCTATTATTGATCCTCCATTTGGACTAACTGTCAATGAAATCATTAACTGGCAAAATGGTGTTCATCCATTAAATTCAGCTAGACTCGATACAGACTTTGCTGCTTTGTATTATCCTTGGGTTGAACAAACCGATGTGTTCAATAATATTCCTGTTTGGGTTCCTCCTTCAGGTTCAGTATTAGCTGCATACTGCCAAAGTGACGCACAATCTGGTCCTTGGTTTGCTCCAGCAGGCTTGAACAGAGGTGTTGTGCCAAATATCAACAATGTATTCAGCAGACCAACCTTGGCTGAACGTGATTTGATGTATGGTAACAATAATGCTATCAATCCAATTATTACCTATCCAGACATTACTGGATTTGTAATCTGGGGTCAGAAAACTCTTCAGAGAACACCGACTGCTCTCGATAGAGTAAATGTTCGCAGAATGTTATTCTATGTCGAAAAAACAATTAAAAATGCTGCTAAGAGCTTCCTCTTTGAGCCAAACACAGAAGCAACAAGGTCAGCATTTGTAACAAAATGTTCTCAGATCTTGTCTGATCTTGTTGCAAACTCTGGCGCACAAAGTTATTCAATCAAATGTGACGAAGAATTAAACACATCAGATGTAATTGCAAGAAACGAATTGAGAGCAAGAATTGGAATTGTTCCAGTCTACGCTATCGAATTCATATTCATCGAATTTAACCTAGTAAGGACTTTAGCATAACAAAATATTAATTGATATAAAGGGAGGATTTTAATGGCTATTACAGCAAATAACATGGGAATAGGTCCACTTAATAATGTGGCTTTCAAACGTAAATATAGATGGGTGTTTTCTGTAGAAAACATCGGTGGTGATCCCAGTTTTAACGTATCTGGAAAATATGTTAAAACTGCGAAAAGACCAAGTATCACAGTTGATGACGGCACAGAAATCAATTTCTTGAACGGAAAAACTTGGATTCCCGGTAAAGCAACATTTGAAGCTCTTGATTTTACTTACTATGATGTTGCTGTTCAGGGTGATGCAACTGTAAGCAATTTGCTCAGATGGGTTAACAGAGTTTATAACTTTAATGCTCCTGCAAACGGAGCGCCAACTCAGATTTCTGCAACACAGAGAAGTTATGCTTATACTGCTGATGGTCAAGGTTATGCAGGACTTGGTAAACTCTTGCTTTTAGACGGTTGCGGATATGCTTTAGAACAGTGGAACTTAGTTAACTGTTGGCCCACTAAGATGGATTTTGGTGATCTTAGTTATTCTGAGTCTGGAGAATGTGAAATTTCTGTAAATCTTCGATATTCATTTGCAACTTATCAAAGTCATTGCAATCCAATTGCTGCTGAGCAATGCACCAAGCCTGTATGTACAGGTAATGTTAATGTTCCAGCAACTGGAACGTATTGATAATAGGATTGAATTATGCCTAATATGGGAATCGGTTTTGCCTCATCTGTTGTTTTCAAGAGGCAAAACCGTTTTTTGATGTATATACCGGACATCACTCATAGGGGTGCTGTTGGTAGTCTTCGTTTCTTGACGGATGTTTTAATAGAAGAAAAGTCTGCTAGACCTAAACTGAAGTTTAAAGAATTTGATATTCCTCATTTAGCGGAAACAATTTGGTTTGCTGATAGACCTGAATGGAATCCAATTACAGTAACGCTTTACGATGTAGCTGAAACCAATCCTGCATGGGAGTGGATTACTAAAATTTATAATATTAGAAATGAGGGTGGAGATATAAAAATGAACTTTTATGGTTCATTGTATAGTAATTTCAAAAGAAATGTTAAAATATTTATGTTAGATGGTTGTGGTTATGCTATGGAAGCATGGACATACATGAATGCTTTTCCTACTGATATTGATTTTGGTGAAGTTGATATGGGACAAAACAATGCTATGAAAGTTACGATGACATTAAGATATGATAGAGCTTATTGGGAAAAATGTACAAAAGAAGTAATAGGTCTTGCTTCCAGTCTTATGTTCCCAGAAAATGAACCAGATGCAATTGGATCTGTTCCGGGCTTTATTATTCCCAACGAGCTTGAGCCTCCTATTTAATTGTGGAATAGTTTATAAAAAATTATTCGTTATCTTCTTGTAAGTTTTGGTATTCTTCTGGTTCCAAGAATTGATCGACTTCAAGAATTTTGCGGCATTCTTCGAGGAAAGTGTCTAGTTCTTTGTTTTTCATACTGAGGATACGACAAGCGCCCGACTTATTTAGTCTGCCTTTTTTTGTGTATACTAAATTTTCGTTTGACAGTAATAGATTAATTTTTTCTTTGAGGTAGCTATTTTCAAGTATATGAAGAAGTTCTGTGTTTTCGACACCTTCCAAAAATTTGTTCTTCATGCAAATCTCCTATTACTATAAGTAGATTAGTAAGTTAAATTATAATATACACAAATCTAAATTAAAATCAAAGTCTTTTGATAGGAATTTCTTTACTAATTTTTGTGTAATAAAATTCTTGATATCTTTTCTTAAGTTCTTCGAAGTTTTTATTAGATCTGTATATTTGTCGTAGATGATGAATTAGGCATGTTGTCAAGAAGTTGAATGCTTTGCTTCCACGGGTGGGATCAAATCGTTCGATTTTAGAGAAACAAATAAAGACACCTTCTTGGACAGCGTCATCATAATCTATTTTTTGAAAATTTCTAAATCTGACAATGTTTTCTGCTAGTGTGAAGAATTCTTTTGCTAGATTGTCTTGACTTTGTTTAAGTATTTTATCATTTTGTGTTATTTTATCTTCATCTAGCTTTAATGTTATTTTTTCAGTGTTTTTTTTATGTTCTTCGTAATCTTGTCGAATAAGGTCATATTTTCTTTTATATTTTTTTGCTTGTTGGAAATCAATAATATTTTTTTCAAGGTATTTATTATCAAGATAATGATTACTCATATTAGAAATATAGTGTGACTCTATGAAAATAAATTGTGCAATAATAATTGATTCTTTAGAAGATAAAGAAAAATGTCTTATTAAATTTGCTGATATAGCAAATAAAACATTTTTTACTTTTGATTCAAAGTTAAAATCTTTAAATTTTCTTAAAAGTAAGAAAAATTTCTTTCAAGAATTAGAGTTGTTTTATAAAAATGAATCATTTTTTATTTTACATCCTGATGAAGAGATATTATTTTGGGATGAAGAAGAGGCTTTTAAATCACATTACAATTTAGTTGTTGACAAATGGATTATAAAGGTAAGAAGGAGTAATACAAAGTCACCTGAAGTTTCTAAGATTTTCATAAAAAGTTCTTTTAGAAACATAAAAAGGTTTGATGAAATTTGGTGTAATTTGTATTCTAGTGATAATTTTTTGAACAAGTTGGAAGAATATATTTTTGTTAATGAACCAGATTTAAATGAAATATTTTTGATTTATCAGTATTTTTTTGAGAAATTAAAACAAAGAAAGCATGATGATGAATTGGTAGAAATGATTCGTTTGATGATGGATAAGTATCCGTTATTTGCTGAACTTGTTAGTTTGTGGGGTGATTATTTATATGAATTAAATTTATTTATGGATGCAAAGGTATGTTATGAGAGTGCAATAAAAATAGCTCAGCACAGAAACATATACGATTTTATGCCAATGATTCCCAGAATGCACAAAAGTCATCCTGAGAATATGTTGGCTAATATAGAAGGCATCATATCTCGATATGATACTATGATTTAATTAGAAAGTAACATCAAGATCATTGACGATAATGGTTACTTGATCTTCGTATCGAGCCATAGCAATTTGTTTACGTCCGTTAGGAAGTTTTTTCATTTCTTTTTCTACGTCCCCAATTGAGCAGTTAATGACACGCCAATTGTTTTTAGAAAGGCGTTCGATTTCTTCTTCTTGAGTCATAACGTCTTTGCCGGGGAAGTAAGCAAGTACTTGTTCTTTTGCTTCTTTAATAATCTTTTTATAGAGTGGAACATTGCAAGAGCAGCTAGGATTGTTGATGAATTTTTGAATTTCTGGAGCTAATGATTCAGGAAGTTTGCTACGAAAGTCTTCATCTTTCATAGCTGATTTGATGTCCATCAAACTTACATAGCTTTTAGATTGTTTCTGATCTTGATCGCTCATTTTTACTTCCCCTTAAAGCATAACCACAGCTTATACATTTATAAAGAGTATTTTGTTTAACAAATTTCTCCTTATCTGTTTCCTTCTTAGTAACGATGTTTTGTATTTCTGATCTTGAAATTTTTACCAATTTTTCAAGATCTTTTTCAAAATACTTTTTGTTACAATTGTCGCAAATGATATGCATGTTACTCCGAAATAATACTATTAGCTTCCAAGTAAGTTTGCAGAAATGCAAAGAAAGTTGCGAAGAAACTTGTTGCACATCCTCCAAGGAAGATTAAAGGAAGCTTATGCCAATCCCATTCGTTAAAAACGTACATAAGGGTTGTGGTGAAAACTCCTGCCCAAAAACCTGTGCATTGGTAGCAATTAAGACCTTTCATTATAAAGGTTGAAATATAAGGTTTAATTTTATCCTTAAATGCTCTGCCAATGTCTGATTCAACGATAATATTAGTCATGCCAATAGAACCAAAAACCCAAAGAATGACATCAAACATGATTACCCCGTTGTTATAAGAACTGATATTTTATCGCCTTTTCTGTGAAGGCACATATCTTGTATATTACTATTAAGAGGAAGCTGTAATTCAAAATCTTGAATATTTCCAGTAACATTTTTATATGGATTAAGTTCAATTTTCATTATTTCAATTGGAAATTTAAATATTTCTGATATTGTTTCAATATCTTTTTCTGTGATGGTATTAATAAAATCTAGAACAGATCTTATGCCTAAACTTCTCATTTGTGGAATTTTTTGTGCTAATTCCCATGAATCGAAAAGATGTTTGTATTTTGGCAGTGAGTTTTTTACTAAATTGTTTTGAAAAATTAATTCAGCAACATTGTGAAAACCAATTTGTATCATAAAAAATCTCCTGCAATAATATAGTTTTAAATGAATTACACTAAATTAAAAATACGATTTGCGTATAAAAGGGGAAAATAAAATGGCTGATGAGATTTTTAGACCACAACGACCTGTTAACAATTCTTTCAATGAACCTCAAATTGAACTTCCAGAAAATCATCCTTTGCGACAACAGTCTAATTCAGAGTTTGGTAATGGTTTGCATCCCGGCATAACTGGTAATATTCCTCCACAGTTTAGAGCACAAATGGCTGGTGATATAGCTGGAATGAATCAACCACCAGTAAGGGCACCCATGGATGCCGCTACTGCTATGGTTATGATGAATGGAAATACAGAATTAAGCGCAATTCTTAACACATTGAAGCAACATAGTGCTCATTACGAAGAAGTTATGTTGCCAAGTAAAGGTAAATTTTATGATGGCACAGATGGTCCTACAAATGGTGTCATCAACATTCGTCCTATGACAGGAGAAGAAGAACAGATTCTTGCTACTCCTCGATTCGTTAAAAAGGGTACTGCTGTAAATATGATTTTCAGCAAATGTATTCGAGAAAATATTAAGCCTGAAAATCTTCTTTCACAAGACAGAACATTCTTGTTAATCTACCTTCGTGGTATTAGTTACGGCACTGATTATGAAGTTCAAGTTCGTTGCCCTGACACTGACAAACAATTTAGCACAATTGTTGATCTTGATGGATTAGTAATTGATCGTTGTCCAGACAATTATGGTCCAGCTAATCTTTCTGGTGTATTGCCAAAGAGTGGCTTGAAATTCAGTTATAGGCTTGGAAAAGGTAAAGATGAGACTGAAATCCAAGAATATAGAGAAAGAAAGCTCAAGGCGTTTAGTGACAGTGCAACGGATGACACTCTTACTTACAGGACTGCTCAGCTTATCAATAATATTGAAAATATTTCTGACAAAGAAGAGCTTAAGGTTTTGATTAGGAATCTACCTATTCAAGATGTAAATTACATTAGAAACTTGATAAATGAACCTCCTTTTGGCATGCAGACAAAGATTGCAATCTTGTCTCCATATTCTAACGAAGAATTTGAAATTGATTTGCCACTTGATTCGGGTTTTTTCTTCCCAAAGAACAAGAAGGCGAACTAAGTCCAAGCCTGAAGTTATGGCAAGCGTTGATGGATGAGATATTTTTCTTTCTTTATCATCTGCATGTCAACAAACAAGACTTTATGCAATTTACAATTGCAGAAAGAAGATATCTTGTTGAAAAGTTCATTGAACAGAAGCAAAAGGAAAGAGAAGAACAAGAAAAGGAATTTAAGAAAAAAAGGTAAGGTCTAAATAGAGGTAACAATGGCTACTAAAGAAAGATATCAAAATCCTGTTCCTGATGACAAAGTCATATTAAGGCTATTCATATATAACCAAAATAGTTTTTCAAATGTGCAATCTATTGAAAAAGTAGAAATTTATAAAATTCCAGATAATAGTTCGATTAACGATTTGTCTCAGGGGACTCTTGTTCAGACAATTGGTTCTAACGATGTAAAACAGGACGACACAGGTAAGTACTATATTGATCCTGTGGCTGAGTATCCTCTTTATACAATTGGAAAGTATGTTGATGTTTGGTATATTACCTTTATGTCAAATGAAGGTGTAAGCCAAGTTATCAATACATTTAATCTTTATGCAGATCTTTGGTACACGACTCCAATTCCAGTTGTTTATGATTTTAGTTTCGTGTTTCGTCCCAATCGTTTCAGAAAAGGTTCAAAGCAATATATTATCTGCCAGATTACGCCTAATGTCCCAAGGGGAACAGATCTTGGGCGATATTATGAAAATTTGATTGTTAATTCAAATGTAAAAATTAGCATGGAATTAAATTGTGGGGATTGTGTTCCTGCTGAACAGGATTTAAGATTAGTTCTTGATAATGTTCCGACTGATTATAGAGAAAAGAATTACGCTTACTATATGCTTAACACAACTGATTTAGAAATAGGTATTTACAATATTTGGTTCACGATGGAAATGGGCGAAAATGTATTTATTTCTGACCGCATGAATTTACAAATCTTCACTTGACAAGCCTGTAAAATTTTTTTATTGTAGCGTCATCCAAGCAAGGAGGATGCTATGAATTTGGTTGAAAAGTTAAAGAAGCACTACGATTGTGAAATGAATGTTCTTCTTACTGGAGAACATGGTGTTGGTAAAACATCTATTGTCAAGCAAGTGTTTGAAGAAAGCGGATTAGTATTAAACGAATCATGGCTTTACTTTTCTGGAAGTACGCTTGATCCATGGGTTGACTTTATCGGAATACCAAAAGAAGTCGAATATAACGGCAAAAAATGTATTGAAATTATACCTCCGAAAGCATTTGTTGATGAAGGTAAAATACAAGCTATCTTTGTTGATGAATTCAACAGATCTCCTAGCAAGATCAGGAATGCCTTACTTGAATTATGTCAATTTAAATCAATCAATGGAAGAAAGTTTCCTAATCTAAAAGTAGTTTGGGCAGCTATCAATCCAGAAGATGAACAAAATACATATGATGTTGAAAGGCTAGATCCAGCCCACAAAGATCGTTTTCATGCCAATCAAATCATTGTTCCGTATGCTTGCGATATGGAATACTTTAGCAATAAATACGGAAATGATATAGCTGCTGCTAGTATTAATTGGTGGAATGATCTACCAGAAAATATTAAAAAACAGATATCTCCTAGAAGACTTGATTACGCATTAAACTTTATGAGTAAAGGTATTCCTTTAGAAGATATACTTCCGAAGGATAGCAACATTGGCAAACTTAGACAAGATATTAGCAATGGACCAATTGATAAGAAATTATCTAAATTGTATGAAACAAAAAATGCAAAAGAAGCAAAATTGTTTTTAAATGTTGAAAACAATTACAATTCAGCCATCAAGATAATTAATCTTAATGATAACTATATGAAATTTTTCATTCCTCTTTTGAAAAAGGAAAAATTATCTTTATTGATAGCTGATGAAAAACTAAAAATATCTGATTATATCTTAAAGAATAAAGATAATAATCAAGAGTTTAAGAATGTGATTGAGCAGATATTAACTGCTGGTTCTAATCCCAAGGCATTGATGAAAATAAGATCATATTATGCTGCTAATAGTGTAGAAGATTTGAGTATAAATAAAACTGTCACTAATGATCTTACTGAGTTTTTGTCAAACGCTGACTATATGGATCGAATAGAAAATTGTAACAAAAACGATAGAATGAAAATTGTTTTGCAAAATTTACCAGATGATCCAGATATTGTTGTTTGTGAAAAGACAATAGCATTTATTGTAGATTTTGTGATTGAAAAATGGGAAGCAACTATAAAGCAATACAATTTAGATTTATTGGTAAACGCATGGAATAAATGTTATGTAAAACTGAATAAAATGTTTGCTGTTAAGGTTACTCAGAACCTAGTTTTTAAGAAGAAGTGTGAAAGTTTGGAAATCATTGACGCAATGGAAGGAATTAAAAATGAATATTAATTCAGATTGGGAGCGCATTAAAGAAAAGCTTGCTTGTCACCATAGCGTTTTCTACAAAATAGTAGAAATTGGTAAACCTAGTTTTACTGATTCAATCCCTACGGCAGCAGTACAATTTGATAAGGAAGGAAAATTTATTAACTTTCTTTTTAATGAAAATTTTTGGGAAACATGTGATGATTATAAAAAAATGTTTGTTATATGTCATGAAGCACTTCATATTGTGCTTCAGCATGGGTCAAGATTCCTTGAAGGAGTCAATAATAAGATATCAAACATAGCCATGGATGTTGTAGTAAATCATTCTCTTGTAAGAGATTTTGGTTTTATTAAAGAAGATGTTGATCCAAATAGTGAATATTGTTGGGTTGATACTGTTTTCAAGGATAAAAAGTATTTGGGATTTCCTTATCCAGATGATGAATCTACTGAATTTTATTATAATGAAATTGAAAAACAAAAAGAAAGCAATGGTGGTGGTTCTGGCGAAGGAGACAATAATGGCAATCTTGTTGATGATCATTCAGGTTTAGTAAATGAGCAGCTTGAAGAAGCTGTTAAACAAACTATTGATAAATTAGATGGTCCTGAAAAAGAACAATTGAGCGATGCTTTGAATAACATTAAGAAAGCAGGAACTAATGCAGGTTCTTGGATAACGATTAACAAGATTAAAAAGTCGAAAAACAAAAAATGGGAATCAATCATAAAGAAATGGCAACTTGAAACATTACGTTTTTCCAGCGTTGAAAGAGAACAGTGGATTAGAAAATCTAGAAGAATGAGTGGTTTTTCTAATGGTCTTATCTTGCCAACAAATGCTGAAATAGAATGCTTCCATCTTAGTAAGAATAAAATAGATGTTCATTTCTTTTTAGACACGTCAGGAAGTTGTATAAATTTAGCAGAAAGATTTTTCACAGCTGCTAATAGTTTAGCAAAAGAAAAGTTTAATGTTAGGTTATTTTGCTTCGATACAAAAGTCGAAGAAACTGATTTATCTTCTGGTAAAATTTATGGTGGGGGAGGTACTTGTTTTAAAATTATAGAAGATTATATTCAAAAAGAAAAATTAAAAAACAAAAAATATCCATCAGTGGTGTTTATTATTACTGATGGGATGGGTAGTAAAGTAACTCCAGAACATCCAACAAGATGGCATTGGTTTTTATCTAAAAATATCAAAACATATATTCCTAAAAAATCATTTGCTTACAATCTTGATGATTTTGAATAATTGATAGTCTAGGATTGGTAGAAGAAGTCATCGTTGAGCTTTAGGATGTGATCTAAAGCCACTCCTGTCCATTCTTTATACTTCATTGCATATTCGAACTCATAGCCAACAAGATCTCTTGTAAGCACAAAAACAAGCCAAGGTTTGCGGGTCTTTTTCCAGCAAACCATAGGACTTCTGCCACAACGTCTACTATCATCGGTTACTTGTTCCATAAAGCTGTCTAATTCGCTATTGCCCTTAATAAATACAGCACTCATGTCAATGCTGTCATAGCCTCCTTTGCTTTCAATGACAAATTTAAAACCTTTAGGAACAACAAGGTCACCGCTAAAAATTTGTGTAGCTTCTTCAGTCATTTTTTCAACTTGTCCCCATCTATTGCCGCTTCCAATAGAACGGGTAAATGGCATGTTAAAACGATTAGATAGAATCTTAGTTAATTCTAATTCGGTACGATTACCTTTTTTCTTACCATTGACCTTTTTGGATTTCTTAGATTGTATTTCATCAACATCAAGACCAGAGAAATCATCAGTATTCAAGGACCACCTCTTTGTGTAGTTTAATTGAGTAAAACTTTTTATCTAAGGTGTTATCAGTAAGTGAAAATTCGCATAATTTATAAGGACTTACTTTATAAAAGCCACATTCTTCCATAATTTGATTTGCTTTAACATAATATGAAATCGCATGAAGAAATATTTCAACTGTTGAACAAAAGAAAATTTGACCAATAGTTTCTCTTAAATCAAAAAAATACAATGGTCTTGCATGATTTCTGTAAAGATATAGTTTTATTTTTTTGTCTTCTAATTCGCACAAAGATATAGCAAATTGACTTTTTGGAATAAGTCCTGTTAATTTTGAAAATGATTTAGTAGTTTGTTCTTGATTATTTTCGAAAAATCGAAGAAGCACTTCAGAGTCACAAGTTGATTCTGTTGGGAACACTTCTTTTAAATCATCATATTCAGTTCTTTCGATTACGCCATTGTGTACAAGAATCTTTTTATTATCTTTGCTGATAAATGGATGATTGTTAATATTATCTTCGGGATCACCACAATTGGCAGTAGCTTGTCTTGCATGGAGCAAGCAAAGTTTCATATTAATGTTTTTAATGCTACGAAAATAATCTGTTTTAACAAACTCTGAGGATGGAATTGGTTCTTTTTTAAAATATGAATTATTATTTTCGTCAATAGCGTAAATTCCAGAAGCATGAATTCCACGATATTCGAGAAGTCTAAATATTCTTTTTAAAAGATTATAGGTAAATTTTTGATTAGTAGAATTGCCTATAAAACCAGCGATACCGCAAATAACACACCTTCCTTAATAATTATTTTTGTGGCATTTGACTTATAGGTGCTGCTTGAGACATATCAAAACCGCTTGCAGGAGGCATTTCAGGTGCAATATCTTGATTAGCAACATCTCTTGGCTTTTCAGTTTCTTTTGGCTTTTCTGTAATTTGGAAAGCATTGATAGGAACACCCATCTTTTCGACAGCCTTTTGCAATGTACTAATTGTGCTTTTTAAAACATTTTCAATGTTATCATTTTCATCAATTGATTTTGCTAATGCAACGGCACATTTTTGCAATGCTTTGAGAAACTTCCTATTTTCATTGCCCCAATGTCCTTGAAGAATACCTCTGGCTTTATTTACAATAATTTGTCCATAACGAACCAAGTTTCTTGTACCTATTTTATTCACTTCGTCAGATAATTCTTGAGCAGAATTAAGCACATCACCAATTTCTTTGGCTAAATAAACCTTGTTTTCGTTTAAAACGTATTCTCTAAAATTAAAGTCTGTCATATTTCTATTTATTAACAAAGTATCAATTGTTTATTTATTAAATCATTTTTATGATTAAATTTTTAAATTCATCGTTTGCTAATTCTGGTAATAACTTCCTTATATGATCTTTTCCACGAAGCATATGATTGAAATATTTTGACTTATAAATAAGAGATGGTATTCTTTTAGGTGCAACAACAACTAAATGGATATTGTTAATTTGTTTCATGTAATTGTCGTCATGTAGTTTATGCTCTCCTGCAACACCATTATTCTGACTGCCTATATTGTAAATATGTTTAAAATATTCTTTTGAATCTCTTTTACAAAAATTTCTTAACATTGTTTCTTCTTGAACTGAACAATTGTCATTGCAATGAGGATAAACATTCCTTATGTAATCTGTTTTAGTTTTTTTGTGGTTTTCAATTAAATATTGAATTTCTTTTTTTATAAATTCAACATAATATTCTGTTGATGGTTTTGTTGTATCAAAATAAAAGACACCACCATTTATACTACCGTGATTGCTACCAAGTACGCCAAATTTATCCCAATTTAAATTATCAAACTTCTTCATTACAAAAACATCTACATCCAAGTATATTATCTTGGCTTTATTATGTTTGCCGTGATTATAACAATTAATCTGCCTTGAAAACATCATATAATTAAATTGCTGATGATCATAATGATTGTAAACAGGTTCTTCTTGAACCAATTCATAATTAAGAACACTTGCAAGATCGTAAATCAAACGAGGCGGTGTAGCATTCTCATAAGTTATTACGACAACTTTATTGTAAGGATATGTTTCTCTCAATATTGTCAATGATATTATGAAATTTTTCCAAAATATTGAAAATCCGGGATTGCTATCGTTTATATAAACGACATAATAAAATGTTATTTCATCCATAACAATTATTTATTGCATTAAACAAAATAAAGATGTTACTTTGGTAGTAACATCTTTATTTTAATCTTAAAATCTAATTCTTAACCGCACTTAGACCATCCACATGATTTGCAAATAACGCAACCATCATTTCTTTCAATTTGACCGCCTTGACAGCTAGGACATTCTTCTCCATGCACCTTAGTGCCGTCCTTGATGTACTTCTTAAGTGTTCTGGCAAGCACCTTACTAAGGCTGATAAGGTCACCTTTGGTCTTTTCAAGTTGATGAACAACAAAGCTAATATCAGCTCCGTGACGCAATGATGTGCTTACCATTCTGCACAAAGCATCTCCATTTTCATGGTTGGAGATGTTAATCAAATTAAATGATTCATTGCCAGCTTGGAATACATATTTGCCTCTATTAAGCTTCTTGAGCAATCCTTTGGATTCTTTGCACTTAATTAATGGTTTGCCATCTTCAGTGTTTAACCCAGCAAATACTTCGTATGGTTCACCACCAAAAAGACCTACAATAACATAATAAGGCTCACCTTTAACTATTGGAAGGTATAATTCTGCTTCAATATCAGCAGGACGTTTTGGAGCATCATTCTTTATAATCTTTTCTTCTACTTCTTTCTTAACAGGCTTTTCTACTAGAACTCCTGTTCGGCAATTCTTACGATAAACGGTCATACCTTTGCATTTATATTTCCATGCAGCTTCATAAATCTTAGCAACTTGTTCTTCTGTCACTTCTTCTGGCAAGTTAACAGTCTTGGAAATTGCATGATCAACATATTTTTGTGCTTCAGCTTGTAATTCTACAGCTGCAACCCAATCAATATCTTCAGCACAACAGCCAAACCAAGGAGACTTCTTAAGATCTTTTTCCCCTGTGATATCCATCCACATCTTAACTTTAGGATGATACACTTCAAATTCTTGCCAGTGATCACCATTTGGATCAACAAAATCTGTTCTTGCATTTTTATCGTTTGGATTGATCTTCTTGCGTCTAGTATATGGGAAAAGCATGAACAAAGGTTCAATACCAGATGTTGTCTGTGTCATGATGGACACAGATCCTGTTGGAGCAATTGTTAGATTAGCAATATTCCTTCTGCCATGCTTTTGCATGTTTTCATAAAGAGTTGCATCAAGATCTTTCAACATCAAAAGAAATTCAGAATCCTTTTCTTTATTCCAATCCCAAACAGGGAATGCACCTGTCTTTTTAGCCATGTCAACACTAGACCGGAACGATGATAAGCACAAAGTCTTGCAAATTTTACCAGTCATTTCAATGCTTTGTCTGCTACCATAAGCAATACTCAAAGCTGACATTGTATCGCCTAAAGCAGTCAATCCAGTACCAGTTCTTCTACCATTTTCACATTTTCTGTAAATCTCTTCCCAAAGTTCAATTTCATTGGCTTTAATAATGCTAGATTCTGGGTCTTTCTTGATTTTCTTAATAATTTCTCTTACTTTTTCAAGTTCAAGATCAATCATGTCATCCATCAATCGCTGACAGATTATTGCGTGTTCTTCAAACAACGCAAAATCAAAATATGCATCTTTGGTAAACGGATTGACAACATAAGAGAACAAATTGAGAACCATTAAGCGGCAACTATCAAAAGCGCAAATTGGTAATTCTGCACAAGGATTTGTTGATATAGTTTTATATCCATCTTCTGCATAACAATCAACGGCATTGTACTTAGTGATTTGATCCCAGAACAAAAGACCGGGTTCAGCTCTTAACCATGCATTATGAATGATCTTTTTCCACAGTTCTTTAGCATCAACATAGATGTCACTATCGCT